ACCTAGAAGACCTGGTATTCCGCAAGGGCAGCAGAGGCATACGCGAAGCACTGGCCATAGTAGACGCAGTGGGCCAAGATCCTGCTACCACCACAGTGAAATGGGATGGCAAACCTGCTATCATCTTTGGCCGCAAGCCCGATGGTAGCTTTGTGCTCACAGACGTGGCAGGTTTCACAGCCAAAGGCTACGATGGCTTGTTTACCAGCCCACGCCAGATAGCCCAGCAGATGGCCGCACGTGATGCTGCTGCTGAGGCCCGTGGTGGTGTAGCCACCCGCACACAACAACTCACACCCATATATGCTGAACTGTGGTCTCGGCTGGAAGCTGCTGTGCCCAAAAACTTTCGTGGTTACATACACGGTGACTTGCTGTACATGAACACACCACCTCTGGAAGCTGGCAACTATGTGTTCACACCCAACACCATTCAATATCGCATACCTGCTGCGTCAGAAGTGGGCAAACGTATCGGAGCCAGCGAACAAGGTGTAGCAGTGCATACCTACTATGACGAACCTGGTGGGGCAAAACAACCTGTGACCCCTGCGTTGATGAGCAAACTGAAACCAGTGCCAGGCCTGCTGCTGATCGAACCTGTGACTCCACAACAACCTGTCAAAGCTGCCAGCGCCAAGATCAAGGCTCTCAAGCAGTTGGTGGCACAGCATGGCGCCAAGATAGATCAGCTGTTCAATCCTGCTGAACTGCGACAGCTACAGATCACAGACTTGCCCGCGCTGTGTGTGGATTACATCAACAGCATAGTGGCCAATCCCAATGTCACAGGTTTTGAAAACCTGTTGCCAGGCTTTGGTGAGTTTTTGCAAAACAAGGTCAGCCCACGCAAGTACAACAACATCGTGGAATACCTGCAGAGCCCAAGATCCAACATGGAGGGCATCAGCGCAGCCTTTAGTGCGTTTGTGTTGCTGCATGATATCAAGACAGATCTACAGCAGGGCTTGGACTTGCAGCATCCGGGGCAAGAGGGCTGGGTGTTTAGCACACCTGCAGGCGTAGCCAAAGCAGTGAATCGCTTTGATTTCAGTCGCGCGAATAGAGCCAGGAATAATCCCGCACAGACCTGATTTTTCCAAACCGGACTAAATACTAGTAGGACAAACAGTCCATATATCAAGGAGAAACAAAATGGCTTATATTACCGTAACATCAGGTGGCGCACAACCAGTATTTGCTACCGACGTTCGCAACCCAGTAGCAGCCGGTGCTAGCACCGCAGCAACACCTGTTAACCTGGCCGGACCCAAGCTGGACTTCTATCAAGTCACAGCCAACGTGTCAGTGGCCACACAGCAAGACGTAAACGAGTATGTGTCAAACGTGATTCAGAGCTTGCAGCGTACTTGTACAGTGGCCATGTATCAAGTTGATGGCGTTCAAATCAGCTTTGGTATCTACCCAACCGGCGCTTTTGGTGACAGCACAGCTAACCCACCCACCACAGTTAGCACAGCTAACTTCCTGACAGCAGCCAACGTGACCTACACAGGTTATCAGTTGGATAGCTGCACCAGCATTGGCTTCAAGCTGGCAACATCATAATCGTAACAAGCACGATCACAACAACCCCGGTATTTTACCGGGGTTTTTGTTTGGCTTAAATATCTGCCAATGAACATAAGATGCCGTACACTGTTTGATATCACTGCCACGGGCATAACTGGGCATCACAAGTCCAGCCGTATCCCCTTTCGGGATCGTTCAGGCCAACACATAGTGGATGCCACGACCTGGAATCGTGGCCGTAATCAACAGCGCAACTGGGAAACTATCACGCAGCTGATACAACTGCGCACACAGCTGAGCGATCTTCATGATCCCAGCATGCAGGATGGTGTATGGCAGTTTGAGTTTGGCACAGATCTCGACGAGGTTTTCAGATCAGGTTCAGACCCACTAGGTGCATTGACAGCTGATTGTGCAGATGTACCCATGCTCACAGGGCTAAATGAAACCAGCAAACTCCAAGCACAGCTGGTAGTACAGGGACCTGACCAGAACATCTGGTTTGAGATAATCGGCTAAATATAGGATTGGGAGCCAACATGGTCGAGCCTACTGATATCGAGAAAAAAAGCCTGGAAGCGCATGTTGAACTATGTGCCCAGCGTTACAATGCCTTGGAAAAGTGCATCAAAGACGTCAAAGATGACGTAGGTGAAATGAAAGATGTCATAGGCGAAGTGCGCGACATCGTGCATGCCATGTCGGAAAAACGCACAGATCAACTGTTGTACTGGGGTGGAGCCATCATAGGTAGTTTGGTGGCTGCTGTGGCATATCTTGTGGCACATTACGTGATCCGATGAACCGTAAAGATCGAGTGCTAGAACGCTGGGTGCGCAAAGAGCTGCATAATGTGGCGCACAATCTCATCTTGAGAGATGACGCAGGTGGATATGATTTGTTTGGGCGTTATCGTATAGAGCCACAAGGCACCGTGTGTGTGGTATATCAAGACGACATGTTGATTGGTGAGTTCACCAATACCAGGGTAGCAGTAAGCTGGTGTGTGGCCAGCAAGTACCGCAGGCAAGATCTGGCAGATAACCTGCTGAAAACAGATCGTGCGCTGGAAAATATCAGCGCAGACATAGATGTGCGCAGCAGATTGGCTGAACGCAGTCGCAAGCCCAGGTTCCGTGAAGATGTGTGGAACAAACTTGAGACCAAGATAATCCGGCGCCGCAAGCTGGAAAATCAACTCTCCAAATATGTAGATTGGGCTAAATATCTACAACAACGAGGATTCCAAAATGAAACTGCAAGAACTGGGCGCACCACGCAAAACAGAACAAACCGCTAAGGTATTTGAAAGCTATTTTGGTCAGCAGGTAGACTTTGGTGCTATCGGCACTGGCCAAGCTCGCTACATGTTGACCAAGGTACGCGGACTGCTAGCAGAACAGCGTCGCCAGCCTGGCTTCCATCAAAGCGAGCAGAATCCTGCCTATCTCAAACTGGTCATGATGGAACATGGTCTCGCAGCTCGACTGCGCGAAGCCAATCGTCGCAGCCTGGCAGAAAGCGAAGTACAACAAGCCCAGGTAGTGCTAGCCGCACAAGACATCGTGGACCAGATGCAGAAAATGATTGAGCAGGTCACTGCCCTGCAATTCAAAGACCTGCCAGCCCTGGTTGAGCAGATCAAGAACGAAATCGGCGTGGATCAGTCAGCACAGTTCAACAACGACGCCACCGCTGCCTTGGCAGGCCTTGTGCAGAATCTACAGGCCAGCAAACAGCAGATGGAAGGTGCCGTGGGCGTGGTCACAGGTCAAGGCGCGCCAGCAGTGCCCGGTATGGCAGCACCCATGGATGCAGAAGTTGGCGCAGAGCTTGATTCGGGCATGGAACCTGAACCCGAAGAGGAAACATCGGATCTGGAAGCCAGCTTGACCAGCTCAGAGCCAAACAAGGGCGCATTGGGTCGCGCCAAGCGATAATGCGTATAACAGAAGTGGCTGATGCCAACACACAGAAGCTGGTAGCACTCACACAGTTCCTGCTGGGTCGCAGCGAAGATACCGCCGCCAAAAAACAGATCAGTCAAGACGCTTTTGTTGACCTAGCCAACAGCATGGGTATCAACATCAATCGTGGACAGCTGGGCGATCTCATAGCTCGCGAGCCACTTCGAAACATCATGGAACCTCTTGAGCCAAATTCGGGCGTGATCCGTTTCAAGGGCAATCTGGAAAAATCTAACCAGATGGACACCCAGCAAGCCGAAAAGATCGTGGACCAGAATGCCAAAGCGGCCATGCGCCGTGGAATGGCCAAGTAAAGATTGACCTTTTGGCAATCTAGCAGTAAACTGTATGCTGTGTTGGGCGTTATACAAGTGTAACTCTCAAAGGAGAACACCATGAAAAAGATCCTGACTGCATTGATATTGTCTCTGACTACGACCGCGGCCCTGGCCAATCCCTACTACGGGCATAGACACTATCCACGCCCTCATCACCACCATCATTATGATTGGGTAGTACCAGCCATCATAGGCGGTGTCGTGGTATATGGGATCACCCAGTCACGTGTGACACCTCCTCTACCTCCTGTGGTAGTGCAGGTTCCCCAAGCACCGGTTGGTTATCATTATGAAAGCATCCTGGATGCCAACTGCAACTGCTACAAAACAGTATTGGTACCCAACTAATGGCCTACTCAGCAAAAGTCATAGATCACTATGAGAATCCACGCAATGTGGGCAGCTTTTCCAAAGACGATCCTGATGTGGGCACAGGCATGGTGGGAGCACCAGCCTGCGGAGATGTCATGAAGCTGCAAATCAAAGTGGACGATCAAGGAATCATACAAGATGCGAAATTTAAGACATACGGTTGCGGTTCGGCGATTGCAAGCAGCAGTCTGGTTACCGAATGGATCAAGGGCAAAACGCTCGACCAGGCGGCAACGATTAAAAACACTGCGATCGCAGAGGAACTTGCACTACCTCCTGTTAAAATCCATTGCTCCATTCTCGCAGAGGATGCTATTAAGTCGGCGATTGCGGATTACAGATTAAAGCATGGCCAAACTTAGACACATAGCTATCAGCTGCCGCGACCCCTGGGCTACCGCTGAATTCTACATGTCAGCCTTTGGCATGAGCAAGGTAGGCGAAACACACAGCACCCTAGCAGATGGGGTATACCTGTCAGACGGCGTGATCAACATGGCCCTGCTTAAATACAAACACGATGACATGGCCGGACCCCGGGGTCGAGATTATGAGGGCCTGCATCACATAGGTTTTTGGGTAGATGATATCCAAGAGGCCAAGCAGCGAGTGGAACAGTCCGGCGCAACTTGGTTCATGGGAGAAGTAGCAGATGACACCACATTCTACGAAGTCAAATATCATACTCCAGATGGTACGATGTTTGATATCACCCAGAATGGTTGGGGTGGTGCTAGTAAGTAGTCTAGCACTGGCGTCTGCACAAGTCAAAGAAGTCCAATATGGTATCACTCCCGTCAAACCCATCAACTACTACAAGTGGCGCTGTGTGGCCTGGCGCGCAGCCGATGTCAGTGTGGCCTGCTCAGGATGCCAGGCCAGCGTATGCACTCACTGGGTCAAGGATTGGCTCACCCCAGAACAAGTGCAGCAAATGAACAGGAATCGTAAATGATACCGCAGCTCACACACATAGGTCTATTCACCAAAGACATAGAGGTATTGGAAAAATTCTATACCGAGATCATTGGTCTCAAAGTCACAGATCGTGGCTTGTTGGCCCGCATGAACAACACACCCATAGTTTTTCTCAGCGGCAGCGAACATAGCCATCATCAGTTGGTGTTGGCTGTAGGAGAGTCTGTGACAGTGATGCAGCAGCTCAGCTTCCGTGTGCAGGATCTTAGTGAACTCAGATCAGTAGCCAAACGTGCCAGCGACTATGGAGTGGAAGGATTCCGTCCCTGGGATCATGGCAATGCCTGGAGCGTGTATTTCTTTGACCCACAAGGCAACTTGGTAGAAGTCTACATGGATACCATATACCATGTGGCACAACCCCATGGTAGACCCTTGGATCTCAGCCTTACTGATCTAGAACTACAAAAACACACCTTCGATGCCATCAAACATGATCCAACCTTCTGCTACATGGAAGAATGGCAAGCCCGAACCAGAGAGCAACTGAATGATCACACTAACTGAACGAGCAGCCCAAAAGGTCCAGCAGAATCTCCAAAAACGTGGACATGGAGTAGGCATACGCCTGGGTGTGAAAACCACAGGTTGCTCAGGCTTGGCTTATGTGTTAGAATATGTAGACAAGCCCAGTGCCTTGCGACCCATGACTTTTGACAGCCACGGTGTCACAGTGTATGTGGACAGTAAAGACATGGCATACCTCGAAGGCATGACCTTGGATTGGAAGCGTGAAGGCTTACAAGAAGGTTTTGACTTTATCAACCCCAATGAGTCAGCCCGCTGCGGCTGCGGAGAGAGTTTCAAGATTTGAAGATCAAATTCAAGCAGTTATACATGGACTGGGCACGCCGAGCTGCCCAACTAAGCCATGCCCGCAGGCTCAACGTGGGCGCAGTCATAGTCAAAGATGACACAGTGATCAGCTATGGTTACAACGGCATGCCCGCAGGTTGGGATAACAACTGCGAGGATGAGATAAAGTGGCCCAATGGCGATATACAGTTCCTAACCACCAAGCCCGAAGTTTTGCATGCTGAGTCCAACGCCATCGCCAAACTGGCCCGATCCAACAATAGTGGCCTAGGAGCTGACCTATTTGTTACTCACAGTCCTTGCTTGGAATGCGCCAAGCTGATCTATCAGTCGGGCATACGTCGTGTGTTTTATGCTGAGGATTATAGGGATGATGCGGGCATCCAGTTCCTGTACCGCAGTGGTTTAGAAATAGAGAAACTAGATGTATAATCCACGCTACGACTATCAACCCATACCACGTGTGACCGTAGACGGCAAAAGATTCTACGCCACACCCGATGGTAATCGACTGCCAAGTGTGACCACGATCCTGGACCGGACCAAGAGCGAACAAAGCAAACAGGCCTTGAATCAATGGCGCGCCCGAGTGGGCACAGAAAGAGCCCAGCAGATCACCACAGAAGCTGCCAACCGCGGCACCAGGATGCACACCTACTTGGAAAGCTACATCCGCGACGGCGCTCTCCCCGAGCGTGGCAGCAATCCATTCTCATGGCCCAGCCACATGATGGCCAAGACCATTGTGGAACAAGGGCTCAAGAATGTGAGCGAGTTCTGGGGCATAGAAGTACCCTTGTATTTTCCCGGTATCTATGCAGGAACCACCGACGGCGCGGGCATACATCTTGATCAAGAAAGCATCCTGGACTACAAGCAGACCAACAAGCCCAAGCGCCGTGAATGGATCGACGACTATTTCATGCAGCTCTGTGCCTACGCAGAAGCGCACAACCAAGTGCATGGCACATGCATACGCAAGGGCGTGGTGTTGATGTGCGTGAAACCCGATCTAGATCCCAATCACAATATCGTGGGTGAACCCCAGTATCAAGAATTCGTGTTGGAGGGTGCAGAATTTGAGCGATACAGGGACTTATGGTGGCGCCGGGTGGAACAGTTCTATGTGCTAAATACGTGATCCAAGCACAAGGAACACAAAAGTGGCCATAGTACAAATCTCCCGCATCACACAGCGCAAAGGACTGCAAGAAAACCTGCCCCAACTGGCTGGTGCTGAGTTTGGTTGGAGCATAGATCAGCGCAAACTGTACATTGGTAACGGTACGCTGGCCGAAGGCGCTCCTGAGATCGGCAACACCGAGATCCTCACAGAGTACTCGGACCTGCAGAGCCTGTTGGTACCCTACACCGATACCTTGTTGGACAACACCAGCACCACACCTTTCTTCAGCCTAGCAACCACTCTGAGCCAAGCCTACTATGTGACCTACAAGATCGTGCGCAGTTCTGCTGTGCGCCAAGGCACCATAATGGCCACAGTGGGTCCTAGCTACATGGATGACTACACTGAGAATTCCAGCACAGGAGTCACAATCACTGTGACAGAATCTGGTGGATTCTTGACCCTGAACTATGCGACCACCAGCACTGGTGTGCCTGCTACCATAAGCTACTACGTCAACTATCAATCCTGATGTGGCCCCGCGTGTATGAACGCAGGTTAGAGGCCTGGTCAGATCTGCGTCAACAAGTCCAAAATATGCCCATAGAATCCGCCTTGGCACAAATCAATGCCTGGTGGTTTGATTCACCCTGGGTGCCTTACTACCTGCACTGGGATGACCAATCTCGTTGGCCCGATCCCTGGCAGCTTTTGAGTGAAAACATCTACTGTGATCTTGCTCGCGGCTTGGGAATACTGTATACTATAGCTCTGCTGGACCGTGCTGATATCACGGATGCACAGTTGGTTTTGACCGCTGATGACCACAATTTAGTCCAGGTACACCAAGAAAAATATATAATGAATTGGGAAAGACACAGCATCGTAAATACCAACCAAGACATCAGCATCAAACGGCGTTTCACGCAACATCAAGCGTTCCAGCAATATAACTAAAAACGAGAGTAGTATGACACAGATCACGGTAGTCAAGCGCAGTGGCGCCAAAGAGCCACTGATGATTGAGAAATGGCAATCGCAAGTGGCCAAGATTTGCCAGGGCATAGCAGACGTGAGCCAGAGCATGATAGAAATCAAGGCCCAACTGCACTTTTATGATGGTATCACCACGCAAGAAATCGACGGGATCACGTTGCGGGCCATAGTGGACCTGATCAACGTGGAGCACAATCCAGATGTAGGACACACCAACTATCAGTTTGTAGCGGGCAAGCAGCGCCTCAGCATGTTGAGGAAAGATGTGTATGGCAGTTATGAACCTCCTCGCCTGTATGATATAGTCAAACGCAATGTGGAAGTGGGCCTGTATACCCCAGATCTCCTGACCTGGTACTCCGAAGAAGATTGGAACCGCATGGACGCCATGTTGGACCATGCTCGCGACGAGCAGTACAGTTTCGCTGCCATAGAGCAGCTGATTGAAAAGTATCTGGTGCGCAATCGTGCCACCAAAGAGATCTACGAAACACCGCAGGTGCGTTACATGATCGCAGCAGCCACAGTGTTCCATGGTGAAGAACCCAACACAGCTCGTATGCGCTACATCAAGGAATACTACAATGCTGCTAGTGATGGTTTGTTTACTCTGGCTACTCCTGTTCTCGCTGGCCTTGGAACACCAACCAAACAGTTCTCGTCCTGTGTGCTGATCCGCAGTGATGATGATCTTGATAGTATCTTCGCCAGCGGAGAGATGATGGCCAAGTATGCCAGCAAGCGAGCTGGTATTGGTCTTGAGATAGGCCGGTTGCGTCCACTGGGCTCACCCATACGCGGTGGTGAGATCATGCACACCGGCATGATACCATTCCTCAAAAAATGGTTTGGAGACTTGCGTTCATGTAGTCAGGGAGGCATACGCAATGCTAGTGCTACTGTGTTTTATCCTATTTGGCATCATCAGTTTGATGATCTTATCGTGCTCAAGAATAATCAAGGCACTGAAGAAACTCGAGTCCGACATATGGACTATGGAGTGGTACTTTCTGCCTTCTTCTGGCGACGATTCAAAAACAAAGAAAACATAACTTTCTTTGACCCCAACGAAGTACCAGATCTGTATGAAGCCTTCTACAAAGATATCAAACTGTTTGAAGAACTCTATGTCAAGTACGAACGTCGCCGAGACCTGCGCAAGAAAGTGATCAGCGCCGAAGAAGTGTTCAAGGGGGGCATACTCAAAGAGCGCACGGACACAGGTCGCATCTATCTAGTGTTCATTGACAATGTGATGAACCAAGGTCCTTTTGATCCTGAGTATCACACCATCTATCAGAGCAATCTCTGCTGCGAGATCCTGTTGCCCACTCGACCATTTAAGCGACTGGATGACGATAGTGGTCGTATAGCTTTGTGTACCCTGGGCAGCATCAACTGGGGTGCGTTCCGTAATCCCGAAGACATGCGCCGTGCTTGCCGCATCCTCCAGCGCAGCCTGTGCAATATCTTGGACTATCAAGACTTCTTGAGCATCCAAAGCAAACTTAGCAATGAGGAGATCCAGCCACTAGGTATCGGTGTTACCAATCTGGCCTACTGGCATGCCAAGCGTGGTCTCAAATATGGTGATGCAGATGCGCTGCAAGAAGTTAAGTCATGGATGGAACATCAAGCGTTCTATCTTACAGAAGCCACTGTGGAATTGGCACAGGAACGTGGTGCTTGCCGTGACAGCGCACGAACCAGATATGGCCAAGGTGAATTCCCTTGGGAGCGTAGAGCCTCAGGTGTGAACGAACTGGCCAACTTTGCACCTGAGCTGGACTGGGAGACCTTGCGCAAGAACATGCGCCAACATGGTGTGCGCAATGCTACCTTGATGGCCATTGCCCCTGTGGAATCTAGCTCAGT